CAACTAACAACTAACAACTAACAACTAACAACTAACAACTAACAACTAACAACTAACAACTAACAACTAACAACTAACAACTAACAACTAACAACTAACAACTAACGGCCCGGCCCGTTAGGTCCCTACCCTATCCGGCCCGATCATATCGCCCCCGTCCCCCCGGGGCCTCAAATCTCACCCGCGGGCGGATATCTCACGAGAGGCCCCTGAGAGGCCCTGTGCGCCGTTTTCCTATATATCGGGCATGCTGGTACCTAAAACCGGAAAAGTCCCGAAATCGGGTTTTTCCCCACACTTTCTTGGCACGGTTCTTGCAATTGCCACGGGCCGGATTCTATCGCCCCCGCCCCCGCGGGTGATCCGGCTGCGCGCGGACCCAAAAAGAGCGATAATGACCCCCAGTCACAGTTATTTTTCAAGCCGAAAAACCCTTTAGAATCAAGGGGTTACGGGCCGGCGGCGGGTATAGGGTCAAGCTAGTCGGAGCGTGGCCGATAGAATGGGGACTCATTCAACGCAGCACAACGCCCCGAACGGGGCAGATCGGATAGAGACGATGAGCAGAATCGATCATATGGCCGATATCGCGGCACAGATTAAGGCAGCCATCGCGGCCCTTCCCAAGGATAAAGCCACGTGGCGTCAGACTTGGAAGACCGGACACGACGGGGGCGCGAAGCGCTCGAATGGGGAGGCCTTCACCGGCGGAAACAACCCGTGGCTAGGCCTAGTCGGCGCGACACGCGGTTACGGCTCCTCTTACTGGTTCACTTCAAAGCAGGCGACCGAAGCAGGCGCACGGCTCAATTGGGACGCCGCTCAGGGACAGCACGCGACCGTGCTCAGGCCCCGTATCATGAAGGATGAGAAGAACGTCGGCGAAATGAAGGTGATCGGCTTCACGGGATACCGTGTCTATAACGGCGACCTCTGCGAGGGGTGGACGGATCCCGTAGTCGAGGCCCGGAGCATCCCCGAACCCGGCCCGGCGGCGGCGGCGATCATAGGGGTGTGGGGCGGCGTGACAGAATCAGGGGGCCGGGCGTTCTATCGACCCAGCAGCGATACCGTGACCGTTCCGCCCCGTGACGCGTTCGAAACCCTAGCCGACTACGTCGGAACCGCGGCACACGAGAAGGCCCACCAAAGCGGTCACAGGACCCGCCTGAACCGCGACGGTATCGTTAACCCGGCGATATTCGGAGACCACACCTATGCGGCTGAGGAACTGGTAGCCGAGAGTGCGGCTTGTTTCCTACTGGGACGGCTCGGACTGCAAACCGATTCGCACCTCAACAACTCGGCGGCCTATCTCAAGAGCTGGAATCGAAAGCTTGAGAGTGACCCGCAGCTCCTGATTAAATCAATGGGGCAGGGCATGCGGGCCGCGGAGTATATCCTCCGGGCCGCGGGACTCCCCCAGTAGACAGAATTACCGGGGCCGGGCCGAGTGGCCCGGCCCCCCAACTCGGCCCCGTACGGGGCCGCACAGGAGGCTAGGACAATATGTTTATCGCGCTAACAGTACTCATCGGGGTCCAGATCTTGACCGCTGCGGTTTGTGCCTACTTTACAATCCCATATATCTCACACAATCTATCCGACGACTAGGCTCCCCCAGTCCTGCGAATGACCGCAGGACTGATATCGCCACGGGGCCGGGCCTATCGGCCCGGCCCCCAACTCGGCCCCGTACAGGGCCGCACAGGAGACGACGACAATGATGAACGCAGCAGATATAAAGCGGATCCAAGAGGAATTGGAACGAGCAGCCCACGACACCTCAGGAGATCAGACGGGTGATGAGTTGGTCTGGCGAGTCGAAAGCACCCTGCACACATACAAGAAGTACCCATCTGGGGCGCAAAAGGTCCAGATTATTCGGGCCGCCGTTAGGTTGGCCGATTACCTAGAGGGGCAGGGCCGCCGGAGTGCACCGGCCCTGTTTATCTTGGACATCCTATCAGGCGAGCCGCTTTAGTCGGGCCGTTAGGCCCGGGCCTAACGGCCCGGGCCGTTAGGTCGTTAGGTCGTTAGGTCGTTAGGTCGTTAGGTCGTTAGGTCGTTAGGTCGTTAGGTCGTTAGGTCGTTAGGTCCGAGCCTCATTACCCACCCACTACCTACCCACTACCTATCACCTACCCCACCCCCATACCTCCTATTACTTACTACTTACCTCGGACTCACCTCGTCACAGGGTGTATTCAAAATTTCTGATGCAATACAGATGGGGGTATCAAAAAATTTATTATTCCCCTGGAGCGTAAACCCAAGCATCATCCTCGTCGGACCAGACGAACCCGCCCGCTTCGAGCTGCGCGTAAACCGCGCTCCAGGGCACAATATCCTCATCTCCGCCCACCTCCGCAGCTCCAGTGAGAGGGCAGACGTATTCAAACACTTGGACGACATTATAGGACAAGATCTCCTCGTCATTTGGCTCGAACGTGGACTCGATGTAGCCCGCGATCTCAGCACGGCTCATCCGAAAATCGACTTCGATGCAATCCAACCAGTCGTCCTCGTTGTAGATGTCTACACAAGTGTGCCACATGAAGTTGCTCATTCGCGATCCCTTTCTCGTACGTCTTTGCGGCCTTCTCGCCGCGCTCGTTTTCCATACCGGCGTTTGATCTCCCTGATCCGTCCGGGTTTCCAGCGGAAAAACCGTCTCCACTGAGAGAAAACATCGTACTCGTCGCCTGATTTTAGGGGCGGGCGACTTTTCTGCCCCCGGTATGCAGTTGTCATGCAGTCAGTATGGCACACACTGCGGAATCAGCAACCTAGAATGACTTCTCTTTGCAGATCAAGTAGTTACAGCACCCTAGCCAAAGCTAAAAGGTATGGAGACTTAGGAAGAGAAGACATGCAGAGCCCGTTCAGGCTTTTTAGGCTTTGGCACGGGTCGGCTAACCCCTGGAAAACAAAGAGGAACTCATTCTAGGTCCCCGCGGGTAAACCAATTCACACAATATGCCATACTATGAGTAATCATGGATGATCTCGACCGATGCGCAGTGTGCGACTGCCGACTAGACCTTGATCGGGTTTTTGCCGGAAGCCGCTGCTGTGTTGCTCACGAAAGGGTATTAGATGCCGAAACCCAAAGGCTCCAGTCCGACCTTCAAGCGAATGACCGTTGAAGAGGTTCAGAGCTATCAAGAGTACCACCGCCGGTATCGCTTAAATCTACCCCAGGACAAATCGACACGGTCAGGAAACACTGCGTACGCTAAGGCTAAACGTTATGAACGTGAGAACCAGCGGCGCGAGGAGCAGGCCCGTGGCGAAAGTTCGTGAACCTAAGCAGAAGCCTTACGAACAGCTAGAGCTTGACACTGACGGCATATTCTCAATCGCCCTTTCCGATGTGGTGCATGATGTACCGCGCGAAGAGCACATTGAGGCTGCTGCCAGAAGCCTTATGCTGGAACCCGTAAACGTCCCCCGGTGTGATACCGTGGCGGATCTGATTGCCTATGTCCTAAGTGTACGCGCCGCTTCAGGAGACGACAAGGCAATCGCTTCTTTGCTCGACCGATTCACCCCGAAACTGGCGAAAGCAGAAACAAAGGTGGACGCAGCTTTGTTCAGCTCTCCGTCAGTATCTAAGAATCCAGAAGAGCGCCGTGAGTCCGAGAACTACATGGACCTAGTAAGAGGCGGCGGCAAATAGCCGCCGCCCTACCCCGCAACGAAAGCAGGACAAATATGATGAATGTACGAATTGCCGCGATTGTTGCGGCCCTAAGTTTTATGGGTTGTGCCACGAGTGCCAACCTTGCCGACGGGATCCGCGTGGATCTCAGTGCTCAACCGGATTCGGTTGGGTTCGGTGTTGATATCAGCCCGCTCGATGCGGCCTGCACCTTCGCCCGTACGGTGAGTTGGGGCTGGGCCGAGGGCGAAGTATGCCCCGCACCTGAGGAGGGTGCCGACGATGCCTAAGAGTACCAGCGAATTCGCTCACGACAAAGACTCGCGAGCCCTTAACCAACTGCGAGAGGTATTCCCTTTCGCTAACCCAACAGCCACAACGGACCACAACACCAATGACTGTCTGCTGTTCTTCACCGTGGCATATGCCCAGCCTACGTTGGCCGCGCTCAACGCCGGTACGAATATCGACGTGACCGTGACCGTTACGAACGGCTTGAACGACCTCCAGTGCGAATGGTTTCAGGGCCTCGTAGACTATGAGCTTGTTGTCGCGACAACGGATTCGGGAACGGCCACCATCGACAATGCGGGCAGCCACGTCACGTTCGTTGATGGCAAGGGCACGTTGACGATCAGTCCTGCTAACGTTTGGACGAACACGGATACAATCATTGTTCGCCCGGCTGGCGATATCTGGGGCCACACTCTGTCAGCCCCGGCCAACTTCGTTACGGCTGACAGTACGATTACTGCCCCGGCTGCGTAGGTAGGGAATGGCCCTCCGCAGTAATGGCTTTGACCCTAGTGCCCCGTATATACCGGTCTGTGAGTACCAGTCTCCATACCGAGTAGACTACCAGGCAATGGACTACACGGATGTCTTTAAGCGGCGATCTGAGTTTCTGACTCAGGTCCGCGAAGAGAAGACGTGGTCTCTGGTCAAACGCTATTACGCGGACGGCCATGCCTGTGCGTTTATTGAGGATTGGCTCGTCACCTATGACCCAAGACTCTCGGCGCGTGGGCTACCCTCTACTGTTCCTTTAATCCTGTTTCCAAGGCAGGTCGAGTACATCGAGATGCTCGAAGCCGCATATGCAAGCCCTAATGGGCAAGACATAATCGTGGGTAAGTCTCGTGACATGGGCGTCTCGATCGTAACTCTGGCTTGGATGACATACAAGTGGTTGTTCGATGCCGGTTTTAAGGGCTCAGTCGGTTCACGTAAGGAAGACCTCGTCGATAAGATTGGCGACACAGACTCCCTTCTAGAAAAAGTGCGCATCTATTTGCGGTTCCTGCCTAAGGAGTTACTGCCTTATGGGTACAAGGAGCGGGAGCACGCTCGTCGCCTAAATATCGTCAACCCAGTTACTCGGGCGGCAATATCGGGTGAAGGCGGCGACAATATCGGCCGTGGTGGTCGATCGACTGCGTACCTTGTGGATGAGGCGGCCTTCCTTGAGCGTCCAGACAAGATTGATGCAGCTCTTTCACAGAACTGCAAGATGCGCATTGATATTTCCACACCAAATGGACCCGCGAACCCCTTTGCAGAGAAGTGGTTCAATAATGAGTCTGTACAGGCTTTCGCATTCCACTGGACGCAAGACCCTCGCAAGGATCGCGAGTGGTATGACCGAGAACGAAAGCGCTTGCAAGATCCGAAAGTCATTGCGCAAGAGCTAGATCTCGACTTCGACACCTCAGGTGATGAATCTGTTATTCGACGAGAATGGGTGGATGCATCGGTTGCCCTTGGGCAGTGGCTGCAAGATCGCGGCGAGTTCCCAGAAAAGAAAGGCTACATCCCAGTGGCCGGTGCCGATATCGGAGGCGGCGTAGCAGAGAACACCTACGTAGCTATGTGGGGTCCTATCGTCGGTGATCTAATCTCTTGGGTCGATGGAGACACGACCCGAACGGCTACCAAGCTTTCCAACTTCGCTCGTCAAGACGCGGTGTCTCGACTGAAGTATGACTCAGTAGGCGTCGGGCGAGGTGTAGCCTCGACTCTGAAGCGCCTACCAACGGTTTCCACCGGTATCAACGTAGGCAACACCGCTACTGGGAACGTATGGCCGGATGGCCGGATGGCCAAGCACAAATTCAGAAACCTAAAAGCAGAGGTCTGGTGGATTCTACGGGACCGGCTTCGCAAGACCTACGACCACTGGTGCTGGGTCAACGACTCAGAAACCGGGTGTCAGTACCGCCTGGATGAGTTGATGCTGTTGCCGCCTAACGACAAAGAATTCTTAGAGCAGCTAACTCTCCCCGGATACAAGATGCTGGAGACTGGCAAGATCGCCATTGAGAGCAAAGACGAACTAGCACGACGAGGCATCAAGTCCCCCGACCGGGCGGAAGCACTTATCATTGCTCTAGCCCCAATACGAAAACCTGCGGCTTTCGGAGTAGCTGATGGAATATCGTAGGGGTTACCTAATCCACACAATATGCCATACTATGTTCAGAATGGAGAAATAGCATATGGGCCTTCTGGACAAAACACATCCTCAATATGATGGGATGAAGCCGGACTATGACCAGATGCGCGACACGTACGCGGGTTCGCGTTCGGTCAAAAGCAAAGAGGACCTCTATCTTGCGCCTACGCGATCAATGGTTCTTGATGGCGCATTAAGAGGTACCGACCCAGGCAACACCGCGTATCAAGCATACATAGACCGTGCCATTTTCCCGGACTTAGTTGCAAACGCAGCAAGGACCTTGACGGGCCTCGCCTCGAAGGACTCCTCCAGCTACGAGCTACCTAGCGCGATGCAGGAGCTTCTGGTGTCAGCTACTCTTGAGGGTGAAAACCTTGAGACTCTGCACCGTAGAATTATTGAACAGGTCTTGCTGTATGGCCGCTTTGGTCTTGCTATCGACGTACCGGACGGCGAAGGCCTTCCTTATTTCGTGTCCTACGGCGCTCGGTCTATCATTAACTGGGATGACACTTTGCCTGCTCGCGGGCGATTAAACCCCTACAGCTTCGTAGTAACGGCGGAAGAAACCTTTCGGCGAGGCGTGAATGCAGATTACGAATGGACAGCGATCAACAGGTATCGTTCCTTCGAGCTGCTCGATGGTGTCTATCAAACTTTTACTGAAGAGGACATGCGACCGGCGACGGAGCCATTCTCTCCTCAGTACCAGGGCAGGTCTATCGATTTTGTACCCTTTACAATCATTGGATCTCAAGATCTGGTAGCCACGCCGGGACCCATTCCGCTTCTGGGGATTTCGGACTCGGCTCTCGCGATATATCGAGGAGAAGCCGATCTTCGGCAGACCTTACACAACGTTGGTCAAGACACTCTTGTGTTAATCGGCGTAGGGGATGACACTGAATCGGATGACGATCAACAACCTGTCCGAGTCGGATCCACGGCAGTCATAAAGCTTGGCGCAGACGGCGATGCAAAATACATCGGAGTTAGCGGCGAAGGACTGACCGAACAGAGACTCATTTTACAGAACGACTACAAACTCGCCGCGTCCGAGGGTTCCCGTTTGCTGGAGAACACGGCGGCGCAAGCAGAGTCTGGTGAGGCTCTCAAGGTTCGCGTAGCTGCTAAGACGACCACGCTTACGAGTGTTGCGATTACAGCGGCTGCCGGACTTACACAGGCTCTGCGACAGATGGCCGTTTGGATCGGCGCTAACCCCGAAGAAGTAAGGGTTACACCTAACCTCGATTTCTCGGAAGACTCTTTCAACGCGCAGCAGGCGCTTAACCTAATGCAGGCGAAAATTCAGGGACTGCCTCTCAGCGCACGCACAATCCACACGAAGTTGCGAGATCAGGACTACACTGACCTAACCTTCGAAGATGAGATCGTGCAGTTGCAGGTCGAAAAGGACCAAGGCATCCCTGAGTTACTCTCCCCGGCAACCCCCATCGTCGAAGAGATCGACGAAGAGCCGGACGAAGAAGTCGATGAGGAAATCGACGAATAGCGAGCAATGCTGCTCGCAAACCCAAAGTACATGAGTACGGAAGGCTGACATGCTTGAATTTTCTATTGCATCTCTCGACTCGGTGGACGAATCGCTTCACGAGTTCTACAAGGAAACGGACGACGGATCGTTCACGCTTCAGGTGAGCGGCACCCCTACGGACCAGTCTGGCGACGTGTCCCGGCTCAAAGGCTCTCTCGAAAAGGAGAGACTGGCGCACAAGGACACTAAGGCCAAGCTGACCGGACTTGGCAGCATTACTGCTGATGAAGTGCAGGACCTGCGGGACAAGGCCGAGGATCTGGAATACCAGCTCAGCAAAGCCGGTGAAAACAGCGAAGAGGCAATCGAGGAGCGTGCATTGAAGCTCGCCGAACGACAGACGCGTAAACTGGAGCAGAAGATCAATGACCTACAGGGCGCTAATGAGGCGCACCTAACGGCAATCAGTCTCCACGAAGCCGCAGGTAATCAGAGAAAGATCAAAGACGCGGTCGAGTTGGCATTGACGGACGAAAAGGTTCCGCCAATCGTGGACTCTGCCCGTGAAGATATTCTCCCGTTTGCGGAGCGTATCATGACTTTGAGTGAAGAGGGAAACGTCGTTTCTCGCGACGGAATAGGTTTTGAACCAGGACTCTCTTTTGCAGAGGTGCTGGGTGATATCAGAGACAGCGGTCGCCGGGGTCATTGGTTTAAGGGCAACAAGAGCGGCGGAGCACAGAACGGAAGCGGATCGGATATCGGCGGGGAGAACCCGTGGAAGGCTGAAACGCGAAACATGACTAAGGCGCAGAAGTTGATAGGCGACGACCCCAAGCGGGCTCGCGCTCTCATCCTCTCTGCGGGGGACCGGCCTTCAAAGTATGGCCTTCCCGACTAAAACTTAGAAACCAGCAAAGCGAGTGCTTTGTTAGTTTCTTTGCCCCGGGTATGATACCTAGGGCGCGACCACGCCCCTAACAAATCAGGGCTTCGGCCCACAGTACAAGGAGCCATACCCATGGCCACTACAATCTACTCGGACATTATCGATCCGAGAGTTTTTTCTCCCTACTTGCAGGAACTGACGGTAGAGAAGTCTCTACTTATCCGTTCTGGTATTGTTGAGCGTAACCCGCTGCTCGACTCTTTCCTCGATGGCGGAGGCCATTACATCGAGATGCCGAAGTGGCAAGATCTCGCAGATGGCGAAGCAAACTATTCGTCCACCGATCCCGGGCAAACCGCGGGTATCGAGAGCGTCACTACGGTGCAAGAGAACGGCATCCGACTTAGCCGAAATAAGGTTTTCGGTTCTCAGGATCTCGTTGCAGCCGTCGCGGGCTCTGACCCGATGGACGTTATCGCCAACCGCTTCGCGGATTGGTGGGTCCGGCATGATCAGAATTTGATGCTGGCTATCCTCAACGGGCTCCTTCTGGACGACACCGGCACCGATGGCGCAGACCTGATTAACACCGTTGCGGTCACCGGGTCTGTTGCAGGCTCGGCGAACAAGTTCTCGGCGGAAGCCCTTCTGGACACCTTCCAGATCCTGGGCGACGGCAAGTCGAACATCTCGGCAATTGCGGTTCACTCCTTCATCCACACGCAGATGCAGAAGCAGAACCTCATTGACTACTCGCCGGACAGCGAAGCCAACATCGGCTTCGGTACGTACATGGGCAAGACTTTGCTCGTGGACGACGGCCTGACGGTTACCGCTGGCAATGATGGGGGTGGCAACAGCCAGCCCGCGTATGACACGATTGCGTTCGCCCCTGGAGCTTTCCAGCTCGGCTTCGGCAACCCTCGGGTTCCGGTCGAGACCAACCGCGAGCCCCTCACGGGCCACGGTGGCGGCGAAGAGTACATCGTGACTCGACGCGAGATGGTGCTTCACCCTGTTGGCTTCTCGGTCAACATCACCAACGCTGATGCTGCCATGGGCAATACACGTCAGTCCCTGTCCAACACGGAGATCGCTGCGGACAACATCTACGCTCGCGTCGATGCTGATGGCTCGCGTAACCGCGCACAGCGGTTCTGCGTACTCCGCTCTAACTAACAGTGAACACCCTTGAGCACGGGGGGCATAGGCCCCCCGTGCCTTTGGGCATGAAGCCCAACAGAACTCACCTCATGGAGATTGAGATGGTTAAGAAGAACACCCCCGAAAAGATTGAAGCTCCCGTCGTGCCCGAATATTCCGGGGATTGGCCAGAAATGGCACTGTTTACGACTGCTGATGGTCAAGTACTAGAGCCCGGAGATGAAGGCTACGATAACGTAACGGTAAATCGACGGTTTGCATTGAAGATAAAAGAATGCGAAGCAGCGGCTAAAGACCTTCGAGAACTCCGTGGCCGCGTACATGAGGCTGTTTCAGCTAACACGGTACCCTTGAGTAGTAGGGACGCGGTAAAGGCCTCTCTGGCTAATGAGCAGAGGGCGCGAATGGCCCAAGATTCACAGAAACAACAGCTCAGGCAACGGCTCTCGGAGATGGGTCTGCTCCCTGATTAGTTTGTAGTGGGGCGGTTGAGCACGACGCTCCTTGCCACTCTCCCTATACCCCACCGAGGTTAACATGATCCGAATTTTTTTAAGTAGCCTAACGGCTGTTCTTTTTCTGGCAGCTCCATCCTACGCTCAAAGCACCGCAGCCAAAGTTACCTCTAGCCTGTACACAAACAGTGACGGGTTCCGGGTAACTTCCTTTAATAGCGCCGGGCTGTATAGCAGTTGGGTAGACTTAGGCCGCGACGGGTATCAATGCTCTGTAAAGGGGCGTGCTACTGGCGCGATTACCGTAAAGGCCGTTACCAATTCAACGGGCACAGGTACCTACGCAACCCTAGCTGCAAACCCTGCGGTTACCATCACCTCAACCGGGCCAAGCGCTTCTAGCTTTGTAGCTCAGAGGTATGTTTTTGTCGCGTGGTCAGCAAGCGGAACGTCCTCCGATTACATCCAGCTCGACTGCTCGGGCAACGTCGGTCGAACCTTTACGCTTTGTGACGAGGAACTAACCGATAATGCGGTATGTGACGACGGTACGAACGATCGGTATGCAGTGGTGACAGGCTTCAACACTCTTCTTTTCGACAGCTCTGAGAGCAGCAACACCGACTATACCTGCGATATCTACGGCGGCACCAAGGCGGTGGCTGATCTTGCGAACAAGAGCGACCTGTCCGCTAAGGGTTTTCAGATGAACAGCATCAGCCTGACCCCTTCGACCGAAGCCATCACGTTCTCGGACACGCCGGTTGACGTGGTTTGGATTAACTGTGGCACGATCACCGGAGCCAACAGCGTTACGGTGTCCGTCACGGCGGCACCATAATGAGAGCCCTCTTTGTAGCACTACTACTGATATTGGCGGCTCCCACCTATGCGGAAGAGTTCGCCCTTGGCCCAAGCGGTCAGGAGCGAGTCGTTGCGTCGAACCTTTTGGAGCCGGATGCGGGCTGGAGCATTGCTAGTTATAACGCTTCAAACTGTTTGCAAGTTAGCTTCGACGCCACGACCAGTTGGAACGATGACGTAGCTTGCAACATCGCAGGCGCAGAACTTTGGTCTGCAAAAGGCGTTTGGCTTACTGCGCTTCGAGTCGTCGTCACGACGGCACTTGCCGACAGCAGCACGGGCGCGTGCGAGTTCCGATTGACAACGAGCGATGGCACAAGCGCGATCAGCGGAGCGGTTCTAAATGCTGGCCCAGGCTCCGGCGCAGCGATGGCAGTCGGCACAGTCTACGAAGTTGGATTCAATCACCGCTTGCCTGCTGGCACCGCTTTCGAGATCGAAGTGCGTAACGGCGACCAATGTGGTGCTGGATCTTCGTGCGTTTGCGAGAACTTCGGCAATCAACAACTCTCGATCTGGGGACGATACTAATGCGCGGCCTGCTGATCGCGCTGCTCGCGCTGCTTCAGTTCAGCAGCGTTGCGTTTGCTTCTGAAACAATCGTGGCCGGAGACTCAGATCA